CGCCTCCATCATGCCCGGTATGTCACGCGGCACGCCAGCCGCCACGGCGATATCCCCAAACCCATACGCCAACGCCATCGGCCCACGCACTAACGTATGCGCTGCCAACGCCGTACTTCTCAGCAAGCTCTCATTAAACTGCTTAATAAGCGAGTTCCGTCCCTTCTCGTAATCTGGAAAAACCCCAAGCCCGGTCAGGAACTGCTTAGTCTCCGGCCCTATGTCAGCCGGCTGCGTGCCCCAACCTCTCTTAGCCCCCTGTCCAAACACATCAAGTATATACCCCGGGTTCGAGCCTTGCCCAAACTGCTCGTCCATATGTTGCCCGTCGAAGGTCCAATTACCCTTCGGGTACTCAGGAATATTCCCGAACGCCTCGTCCGCAGTCGGCAGGCCAAAGGCTTCATCGGCGGTTGGAAGGGACTGCATCAGCGGGCCGGCGGGGCTAGAGGTTGGATGGAGGGGCGGACGAGGCCACGTTTAATTGCCTCGGCGATAGCCGCATCGCGAGTGATAGTTCCGGCCGCAACCGCGCGCTGCAAGCTTGGAAGATCGGCGGTATTTAGATCAAACGCGGCCGTCTTATCCCCAAGCTGCATATTCAGCGTACCCAAGTAAGGCTTCAAGAAGTCCTCACCCCCAACGTAGTCCGCCTTGTTCGCCGGATTAAAGAGGTCTCTCGGGTTCTTTCCGGCCTTTTGATAGTCATCAATCTTTTTCGTGACGGCGTTCTTCCAGTCCAAAACGCGCTCCGGCCCTGTCTTTTGTCCAGGCACGGGCTTCCCAGCATATAGTCCTGCCTTCTCCCTCCCAAACATCGCCAGTTCCGGCCACATCTTTGGTTCCACAACCTTCAACAAATCGCTTTCCGCCTTCGCCAAGTCCTTTTCCCTCGAGCCCTGGAGCTTATCGAAGTCGGCCTCGAGTTCGCCCCGGGCGGTCCACGTTAGGTTTCCGGCGATGTATGAATCGCGGATTGGCTTCTTGTCGTAGATTTTATTCGGGTCCGAATCATCAGCGTGGATGCGTGCGTAAAGGTCTTGCTGATTACGCGCCGAAATATGCGCAAGCGGATCAGGCTTCGTTTGCCTCTCGATAAACCCAACCATAGTCCGTCCGGCTTCAGCCGTCATCTTCCCTTGCCCGACAAGCTTATTGACCTCATCCGTCGTCGGGTAGTTTGCAGAGTTCGTCGTCATCCGACCCATAAGGCCTTGTTCTGTCTGTTCGTCCTGCGCCTTTTGTACCTGTTGTTTCATACGAATCTGATGCTGTGCATCAGCGTAAGACTGATTAGCTTGCTGCCGCGCCAGCTTCACCGACGCCATCGCCTGCAAAGGATTGTCGGCGTACTTCTTCATAAACCCTTGAATCTTATCAGTTAGCCCGGGGAAGGTCTCGTCGGGGAGTTCGCCTTCGTCGCGGGGCGGAGGCACGAGCGTATCTTGTTTAGGCAAGGACGAAATCTTCTGTGCCATACTCGCGTAGCCTTGCGGACTCGGATGCACTCCCTCCGAAGCCCCAACACCTTCTGCGGCCACAACTTGCACACCTTGGCGCTGCGCTATCTCTTGCAGCTGCGCATTCTTCTCAGGAAACTTAGGTCCGTACCCAACCGCAACTACATTCGCGCCCTTATCTTTCAAGTAGGAAATCGTCTCGTCCACAACTGGCATCTGATTTTGGTTGCTGCCTGATGACAGCACGACCGTTTTCCCGCGCCAATAATCCTCCGGTTGCGCCTTAATATTCGCAAGGATTTCTGATGGCGGCAGCCCGCCTTGCGCTTGCCCGCCAGGAACCTTTAGCGCCCGCTGGAGCCCGACGCCAAGACTATCACCCCACACTTCAACATTCCCCGGCGCGGCTGTTTGCGTAGCTGACCTCCCTTGATCGAGTGCAATCGCGGATTGGATAGCGCCCGATTTATTGTAGGAGGGATCAATGCGAGGGTCACTCCCAAGATAGTCTTTAAGGGCGCCTTCCCAAGAGCCCGTTTTCTGGCGTAAATCTGCCAAGTAGGAAGCGGCGCCATAAATCGAGGACCTCTCGTCATTACGATTTACGCCCCTTTCATTAGCTGTAGACTGAATAAACTGCGCAATACCTCTAGCACCAGTCGGCGATACAGCATTCGGATCAAAGCCACTTTCTGCGTGAAGGGTGCGAGTTAGTAAATCTTCAGGCACACCAAACTGTTTTGCGGCATCTGTCACCCAACCCTGATATTGTGGCGGAACACTTACAGCCCCTCCCCTCACCAAGTTCGGACCACGATGCTGCATCGGCGGCGCCAGCCCGTTATCAACCATCGCCTGATACTGCACCGCCTTCCCTTGAAACTCCTTAACAACCGCAGGATATTCCCCAGGCGCCACCATATCTTTATGCCGCTCGAGGAAATCAAGCGCGGCGACGGGGTCTTTTAGACCAATCGCGTCAGCCTGTATCCTCACCGCCTTGGCGCCCGCCTGCCTCTTAGCAAGATCAACCGCCTCCGGCCCGTGCCCTTGAATCTCTTCCGCAGCTGCAGCCCGAGTCATCGTCTGTGCGAGCGCATCCTCAAACGCACTATCGTTCCCGGAGGCCGCCGCCGCCGACATATTAAACTCGCCAAGCTTCTCCCCCGCCTTCGCCGTATTCAGTGCGTAGTTGTCAAGTTCCCTATCATAGTGCCGACCCATCTCCGCGAACAAGATCGACCGAAACCTTCTCGACGTATTCTCAAACAGATGCTGTTGTTGAGGATTCTGCATTCCCTTTCGCGCTTGCCCTACAAAATCATCAAGCTTCTGTCGCGCCTGCGGGAACAGGTTCATAGCGTCCTTACCCTTAGCGCCATAAAATCCTACATCGCCAGGCGTATTCGGATCGCCGTAAAGGAGCTTATTCGAAAAGTCTTGTACTTGGTTGTAAGCATCATCGGCCGCGACTTGGTTCAAAAACTCCTGGCGTGCGGAAGCCCCGGAGAACAGCTGATTACTCGCTGCGCCAAGTTGTGCACCGAACTGAGAAAGCTCAGCGCCCCGATTAGCTCCAAAGGCGTTCGGGGACGCTTGGATGTTCTCGAAGCCTTCTGAGGGCGCCAGCGTCGGGTCAACACTCGGCGCAGGGTTGTATCGGAGGGTTGGCAACTAAACGCTCCCAAAGCTGGTTTGGTATCTCAACCACTTGTCCGCGAATGAACTGGCGCCACCTACAAGAGAGCCCGCGCCAGTTAAGAAGTTTGGTGCCGAAGTCTTAGCCTGGAAGGCGTCAAGTTGCGATTGCGCGCCAAAGTTCCGCGACTGTTGGAGAGAGCTTCTCACATTGTTAAGCGCGTTCGAGTAGATCGTCTCAGTATCGAGCCGCCCTACTTGCCTCGCACTTCGCCTCACATCGTCACTCGAGCCCGACGCAATATCTATCCCACTCGCGCCTTGCGATGCCAGAATACCGCCCTCGATAGCGCGATTTTTAAGGTCTGCGTTTTGCGCCTGAATCGCTGCTGCCTGCGACTGTTGCTGAGCATTCTGTGAAGCTATAGTTTGGTTATTGCGGGCGACTTGGGACTGATAGTTAGCGGCTTCCGATGTAGCTGCAGCTTGTTGCCGGGCGCCAATGAAGCCCGTTATGCCAGAAACGGCACTACCGACCAACCCAATAATCGCTGCAGTTTCAGCCATTCGAGAACACTCTTATTCCGCCCTGGTCTGGCCCCAATTCAAACCCAAGCCATTCTAACCATTTACAACTTTTATCGAAATCAGTCAAGACTACTCCATGTATCCGCCGAAACACACCACGAACCTCGGCAAGTGCGCGACGAGAATGGCGAAGAAAAGCGACGGGATGTTCCTCGATAAAGTACGATCCGATCATCCACAGATACCCTTCATCGCCCATAATCCTCGGCGTCTTTATTCCCCAAATCGCGCCGCACTCACCATCGAGCAATCCTGCCCAAGCCACAAGGCTGGACGTAACCTCTTTCAAAACATCCTTTTCTGACAGCACACCATAAGCCTTCAAGTGATCGGCCTTTTCCCGCTCGCGTAAGCGCGGCATCAATTGAACGACATGCCGAAACTCCGCCAGCTCAAACTCAATCTTCATTTCGTATCCCCTTGCACAACTTCAGGGATGATTGCGGTTACGGTTACTGGAAGGGGATAGTCTTGTTGGATACAAACAGCCCCAACACGGTCGAAGAATGGGTTTATGTAAGCCCGCATATCGCCGATATACATTCCGGTTCCGGTATTCGGCCACGCCTCAGTTGGGTCCGTACTTCGCGAAGGTTCCCACTCTCTCAGATTGGAAAAGTCCGTCCCAAACTTAATCCGCGCCGCATCCTTCACGCGGATAGTTGCAGCCGTCACCTTCTTAAGCCGCCCTTGTATAGTCGTCTCCCCGCCGATGTCGATGTAAAGAGGCTGAATCTGACAAACGTAAGGAAGGCCAACTACAACCTGGGAACCGGGCGTTGTTAAGGTGATCTGTCCGCCCGCGACCGTAAACGGCCCTTGCACTAAGCCATCAACGAGCGCGTAAACAACGTTAGAGTTTAAGTGGGTTAGGCCAGATATTGTAGTTACAATCGGGTCCATTCGCCAGTTATTGGCTTCGAATACGCTGACTGAGAAACGGTAAGTTACCGTGGCGTTAACTTGCGTCGTGCTCAAAAACTGTGTAATCGTCGCCCGGCCGCCCTTCGCGCGAATAACCTTCCCAACGTCGCCGGCGGCGAATATAGGTACATTGGAAAGAATTGAGATGTTTCCGACAACGCCGGTGAGCGTGATCTGCGCGGCCGGGTAATGAGACACTGTGCTAAGCGCCGCGTTTAGGCACCACGCATCGTCGATCTGATCGTAGATACGATCACACAACCGCTCGATATGTCGAAGCCCGCCACGGTTCACAGATACATAAAGTGCGTCTTCACTCCCCTCCCTAACAACCGCAACATCTTCCACAACACCATTCATATCATGCTGGGCCCAGCCCGCGACCTCTTGGCTCTTTAACCAAGTGAGAGAAAGCAGGCGCCCGTTGTCTTGCACGGCCCAAATCACCTTGTAAGGCGTGTCTTGGTAGGCCCAAGCTGTGACAGTTAGTGGGTAAAAGAGATGCGACGAGAGAATCGTAACGTCAGTTCCGGTGTAGATGTTAACGAAGAAGTTGTATTGAAGGTCTCGTATGATAGAGCCTTCTGATTGCACATATAATATATCATAGTCAATAACGATGGGTGGCACATCAGACGCTCCATAAAAGCTTTGCGGGACCATTGTAGCGTTTGATGGTGTGACGGCGCTGGGGCTCGAGGCACTTAAACTCCCCCCGGTTAGCTGTACTATCCCGGAGTTGGTCGCGATGACCAAGCCGCCGGGCATCGACTGTAGCCACGTTATATCGTCTACTTGCTCACTCGCCAGCGCGAACTGGTAAGCGTCGCTGTCGATGACCGGATTGTGTTTGCGGAAGTCGTTTAAAAGAGATGGTCGCGAGCCCCACACTGAGTTGGGGTTGTTGATAGTGGAAGCGTAAACTCGGCGTTGCTGGAATAACCCTACAACATCTGGATCGTTGCCTGAAGCGGAACTTAGTGTAGCTGTCGCCGTGAATGTAGTCCCACCACCAACCGCTGTAAGCGTTGGAGCCGTGTAGTTCTGGCCACCATTAGCGATGTAAAGGCCGACGATGTGTCCGACGCCGCCCGCTGTATTGTTGTCGAGGATAGGGTAGATGACTGCGCCGGTGCCAGTCCCATCCGCGACCGTAATAGTTGTCGCACCTACAGGCCAATCCGCGCTTGAGGCTGTGATAGAGTATCCGATGATCTTGGAGTTGGCGAAAGGGTCGTCCCAGGCCGGCGGTGAGAGGGTGAAGTCGGGGACGATGTTGTTATCTACAAACTGCGTTCCGTAGGAGATGCCGGCGAAGCCAAACTGTTCCGAGGCTTGCGGGACGATGGCGCCGGCGGTCGGGACGGCCTTGTAAATGCGGTAGTATTGCGCCCCAGCGACAGGTGACCAAAACACCGTCACAGTCCCTTGGCTCAACGCCAAGTTCAACAAGGCGCCGCTCACCAACGGAGTGCTTGGAAGCGACTCATTCCCGTTTATATCAACCGCTGTCACACAAAACATGTAGCGCGTATTGCCAGGATCGGGCGCTATGACAGCTGTACCGGTGATATTGAGAAGGGTTGGGGCTGTTCCACCCACACCGTTCGTGATTGTGGTTAGCGTCCAATTTGTGTCGCTTACCCTCGAAAGCAGTCTCCGCGCGTAACCATGCCGCGTTATCACCATCTGATCGGCGATCTGCGAAAACTTCAAGAAAGGAAGATCGGCCTCCGCGTATGGCGTCGCGATCTCGTAAGGCACGCCCCCACTCAAAATGAATCCGGCGTTGCTTGAGTTAGGGTATGTCGGCCCGCCAGGGTTTTTTATAAATCGGAGCCGTGTTGCAGAAAACACGAGCATGTAAGTCTGGCCGATTGCGGCCGAAAACTTGAAAGGGATGAGGCGGGCGCGGCCGGAAGTGGAGGGCTGGCCGAGGTACTGGGTGCCGGGGCGGGAAGAAGCGCCTCCCTTGTAATCAACGAAGAAGTTCTTCATCAAGGCCGCGCCCTGGTGTACCTTCGCAAGGTCTTGGCGGCCGTAAAGGGCAGGTGAGATTTCGCCAGCAGAAAGAGAGTTCTGGATAAGGGAAACGGGCTGGTTTTGGTCAGGCACTAGAATACCCCGCCCGCGTCCTCAAGCCACGGTACACTCATCCAAGGGTAGAAAAGCACGCCCGGCCCGCCCCAAGCTATTCCACTCGTCCGAATCCTAATCCAGTCTGGAGTGTGGTCGGAGACGGTCCAGCCCTCATCGCCATCCCGCACTCGTGCAGCATCCAATGCCGACTTCGCAATCTGGATGTTATCTACACGAATTTCCCGAGCGAATTTCTTATCCTCGATCAGCGGCATCGCGATCCGCGCCGCCAGCCCCGAAACCATCGCTTGCGCGAAGAGCGGGTCCCAAGCATCGGGGTATTGCATCAGGCCGGTATAGATAAGTTGGGCGCCGTAGTAGTTACTGAGGATAACGCGGGTCTGCTCGGGATCGTGGCCTTCGATAAGCCACCACTGAGAGTCAGGCGGGTTGGGGCGCGGGACGCTCGTTACGAGAAAGGGTGACGGCGCGTTCCAAGCTGGCCACGGCACGTCATTAACAATCGTTCCATCTTGCGTCGTCTGTTGATTTCCAAGCGTAGCCGGAACGTAGCGCGCGTGAACGCAGTCCGTCGGCCAATCGTACATGTAGCCCCACGGCTGCGGAACGTCTGTCGATTGGATGTAGGTGCCGTTGGCGTCGGCCAAAAGGGTGAGTGTGATTTGTTTCCGCGCAAAGTTCCAGTTCGCACCCGACAATAACTGGCGCAAAGTGGGCTCGTAAATCCTTAACAACGCGTTCGCACTTGGCGATCCTTCTTGTATATCGCCAATCTCTTCAAGCCCGCACTCATCCAGGGCTCGGTTACAGATATCAGTTGGGAGTGTCGCCACTCTGTTGTCCTCTCGGTTGCGGAGGCATCTTACCAAGTTCGGCCGTGAACTGCTTTGCTAAAGCTAAAATCATCTTGTCTTGAAAGTCTTGGTGCCACAAGTCGGGGTTGGTGACGCGGTAGATGTAGGTGCAAATCGCTGGCGTCACGTTGCACGTAAGGGTTTCGCTTGTTGACGAAACAACTCGATGCTGAAACGGAATGGCTCGTGGCATAAAAAGTGGGCCGGTAATTGGCGTCTGCTTTATACTCAAAGGTTTGATGTTGTCGGAAGGGAGAATATATTCGTAAAGCCAAGGGATAGGAGGAAAGTTGTCCGTCCACGGCGTTATGTCGTAGTTAGTGAAAGGGCCAGAAATGTTTGGCGCGCTCTTCAAAAGCGTCAGCGTTGCATCCTTCCTCGCCCAATGCGGCGCCATATCAAAGAGGAGTGAATCGCGCGCTTGCGCCCACAAGTTAAGTGCGATAGTGCTCGCATCCGAGCCCTCATTAATGTTCCCGATATGCCGCTTGTACCCTATATGATCTAGGGCAATGTTGCAAAGGGTCTCGATGCTCATGAGTCCCTCAAGTCCGCAATTCCAGCGTAAGTCAGTGCTTCCCGAAGTTTATTGTCCGAGGCATCGATCCGGTTTTCGAGCCCAAACATCAACCCGCTTCCCAAAAGCTTGACGAAACTCTGCGTGAAGATAGGATCGAACACGTCCTCGACAGGCGGGAAGGTGTAGATGATTGAGGCTGCGGCCACTTGGGTTCGTATCTGCCTAACTCCACCTACATTCATTACGTTGTACTCTAAGGGGAGCGGATCGAGGGGATTAAAGGTCGGCGAGATCAATCGACGGACGCGTAAACAGTCAGCGGGGTACGCGTAGCTGAAGGTCCAAATATCGGGGCTTTGAAGGATGAGTGTTAAAGATGCTTCTTTCGCCGCCCAATCGTAGTCCCCTTCGCGGAGGAGGAAGTCGCGTAATGGGGCGTAGATGGCCAAAGCCATATTGGCCTCATTACTCCCATCAGTTATACTCGTGATGGTTGTTCTCGTGCCAGCCCACGCCAGCGCCTGCTTGACGAGGTCGGTGCTCGTCGTCATTGGATCGCCCAACAGTTTGGGCCAGCCTGGAAACGGGCTGTAGCCAGGATGCCCGCCGCGATGGCTTTATTAGCGCAGATAGGGTCAGTGCCACCACCGCCAGCTGTGAAGGTTAATCCGTCTTGGACGTAGAACTGGATAGTACGTCCGCGCCAAGGATGTCGGATGTTTGTGACGCCAACAACTCCCGTCACGATCACCTGGGAGTAATATAGCGGCTGAAGAACCGCCGCCGACGCTAGTGTTAGCGGGACTGTATCGTAGGGAAGATTATTCGCCATCACGAGCGCACTCGTGTTTACAGGAGAAACCGCATCGTCAATCGGGCCGTTTCCACTTTGCCACACACCGTAAAACTGATTTCCTGTAATGTTGATGTTATCAGGATCGTTCGTGAGAAAGTGAATGTTAGAGTTTGTTGTGGTGCCGTTAAAGGTTGTGCCGTCGCACGCGGCTGCGATTGTGTTGTTGCGAAGCGCGATAGTGCCCGCTGTGTTTATCGTCACGTTTGACGAGTTCACACCCTGGCCAGGGAAACACAACATCGAGTTGTCAACAGTTATGTCGTTGACGGGGCCGGCTATGGCAAGGTTTTCGTTCCCCGTTGTGTTGAATTGCGTTCCCTTTATATGCACACCGAGGACGAGGCCGGCACCGCTGTTCTGGATCGTTACGTTCCTTGCGGAAGCCCAAGTGAACGTGCCGGGCCAATCTCCATTCCTGCCCATATACGAGTTGCTGATATTGATGACTTCCACCTTACTGCTCGCCGCCGCCGTGTCGATTATGAGTGCGTCGGCATTGGTGGTGTCGCCGAGGACGGTAGTGTCGAATAGGAGGAAAGAAGTTGTTTTGTTGGCAAGCGGCTTTATCATCGTACCGTAGCCAGTACGTTGAATGTCGTTGAAGGCGACGTAAGAGCCGCCCGAGTTCTGGAACAACATGCCAGAGTGGTAGGCGCCAGCCGCGCTCGGCCCCCAAGCCGTGAACAAATTCTTCGTGTAGATCGAGCCGATTGTTTGGGCTGTTGCGTCGCCGTCGATAAGTGCGTCGCAGGTGTGCGAGTCGGTCGGGTTGATGTTGTCTGTGAAGACGTTAGCGTCAATGATGTTGTGCCGGCCGATGTTGTAAAGGTAAGTACAAAAACCGTTAACGTGATTGTTCTCAATCCGGTTTTCGTTGCCTGTGATCTTGATCGCGAAACCAGACGTGTTGCCGCCGTTGCCAATAAGGGTAAGTCCGCTAAGCTTCGAGCCGTTACCGGAGACTGTGATGAGGCTGGCGTTGGCGCTACAGGCCTTCAAACCGCTGTTAGTCTCCGTTGCTGCGACTGGCGGCCCGCTACCCTCAATCGTTACACCAGTCGGGATTGTCAAGGCTGTGACGCAATAAACGTTGTTCGTGATACGGAGCTTCTTTTGTGCGTTAGCCGCAGTCGTTAGCGCCATCGCCGTGATAGCGTTTTGTACCTTTACTGTGTCATCCGTGGTCCCATCGCCAACCGCGCCCCAAACCTTCGGAGTCGGTATGCTACCCGCGAAGTCGGCGATCCAACATCCGGTCCCTGTAGGTTGGACCTGCGCGCCGTCGTCCGCTGCAGGGCAGTTAACCGAACTCCAAATGTAGCGTGCCGCCCCGCCATCACCAGCCGTAGTAAAGCCCAAGCGTCGGGCTGATGTTGATCCACCAATGTTCCCTTTTAAGGCGGTGTTGTTGGCCAGTGCTAATCCCGGCGGGGCGCCGCCATCCCTAACCAACGACCCAACCCCGTTGTTCCAGATAACCGCGTTGCCGATGGTGCTCGGCGTTGGGCCGGAGACGTTCCCGCTCCCGCCAAGCGGATAGTTCGTTCCGTTGTACTTGAGGAAGCCGCCAGGGTCCATGCAAAGGATGTTTGGGGAGTTCTCGAGTGTGGAACTGAAGGAGCATACGTCGCCGACGGCACTGGTGCCGCCAGTTATCATCTCGTTAGCGTTGCCGCCGTCAGAGCCAGCTGCCCGACGCAGCCTGTGATCCCCCGCCCACATCGGCGCAGTATTAACCGTTACCGAGCCTGACTGTTGGACGGCACTCTGCCCCCACGCAACGGATGTAAGACTGGTACACCCGATTAACGCGGTTAACCATACACCCTTCATGCTACGTCCTCGCAACTGGAGCCCCGTCAGGCCTTGGCGCCTTGCGGCGGGTGTTGGAGCCGGGAATGTACTCTTTCTCGTAAGAGTCGAGAGGAAGCTGTTCGACAGGGTTCATGGAACCGTCGTTGGCTTCGAGCCGCGCCCGTTCCTTCTCGATCATTTCCCGGGCCTCATCATCAAGCGGCTCCATATCGAGGGTTGGCCAAACGACGCGGTGAGGTGTTCCGTCACCGACAATAACGCCCTTCTCATCTCCAAGGTACTCGTTCTCCATATCGCCGGGAAGGAGCTTGTCGTCGGGGAGATAGTGTGCGCGCAAGAGACGATACTTAGCCATTTTAATTCTCCTTGAAAAAAGGCCCGGCGCTGTCAAACTCGACAGCCCGCAACGTACTGGAGGACAACGCCGGGCAAGCCTTCACGACTTGGGAAGTTCCTCCTCAAGCGGCTTGATAG